CCTGTATTCACATTTTTACCAGTTACTTTTATATACCAAGGACATCTCACGATAATAGGTTTTCCATCCTTTTCCTTTAGCTCTTCACACTTTGCTCCTAGAGGACAGTCCCCTGTAACGACATCCATTAGCTATCCTTGCTGCATAAAATTATGTTAATATATGAAACATCTAAATTTATTGCATTCCCAGTAAAGGCATGACTATGTGTTGCTCCGCCACCAGTTGATGCAGTAGGGGTTGTATTAGCAGAATTACCAACTTTCATAGCTGCCCCTGATTCTGGATCATTAGAATGAGACTGCCCAGTACCGCCAGTATGTGTATGGGCGGGCATCTGTGCTATTGTAAGTGAAATAGCATTAGTTGTACCACTTGGAGTGTGACTAGCGAAGGCTGTTTCAAAAGCTACTGTTCCACCCGTTCCTCCACCGCTTCCTGATACCACTCTAAATGCTTTGTCGTTCTGGGAAGTTATTTTAGTCCATCCTGTTGGTGCATTGGCTTGCCAAAATAACATAACAGTACCCGCAGGAATTGGTACTGGGATAGTGATAGTTCCCCAAGATGCAACAGTTCCATTGGTTGTTAAATATTTACCACTCTGTGATGTTTGTGAAGGTAATGATGCAGTAGCTACTAACTGCCATTTTGTATTACCTAAATCTGTACTAAATGTACCTGATGTATGTGCTACAATACAAATATAAGTAGACCCACCTGTTTCAATAACATCTCCCGTGGAATAGACAGTGGAAGTTTGCCACGGCCCTTCCCACTCCCATCCTATAATAGAGTATGGATTACCTTGATTAAGTATATTCTGTCCATTCATATCCAATGAACCCGTCATTGTATTTGGGGCAGTACCATCTCTAGAAATAGTATTCTCTATAGCTGCTTCTACTAAAGCATTGTTAGCATTAACCGCAGCAGTAGATTGATAGCCAGTAGTTACATCTGTTAATGTTAATTTTGCCATTAAGTTCCTTTAGGATATTTAGCTTTTACAGCCAAGCAATCATCAATGTACTTCTGCACCTGAAGATCATCAGCTTTGGCGATGCCGTCTAAGTAGTCAGCTATAGGCGGATATTCTCTTACTCTTAGCTCTTGATAAGCCAAAGCATCATATTTAGCTTGCAGTCGTTTAATTTCTGTCGCAATTAAACTTTCATCTAATGTAACTACATTACCATCCTTATCAGTAGCATCTATATCACCATCAATAGTTACTACAGTTGCGTGTGTGTTGAAAATTGCTAAATGTCTCATGCTCCTATCTCCATAACTGTTATTGTTGACGCGCCATTAAATGAGTTAGTATCTGCTGTATGTGGTGTATTCATTTTAAATCCTGTTGATGAGGGTGTTGGTGAGAAAAACTGGATTTTATAAGCAGTTGCACTAGTAGTTGATGGGCTGTCGAGAAAGGTTATAGATGCTGAGTCCATTAGTTGATCCTGAGTTTTACCAACAGCAGCAGATGCCTCATGTCCTGTTCCACTATCAGCTTGACATATTGCCGTTGAGCCTCTCACTAGTAATAGACCTCTTGAGTAATTATTTCCACCACCACCAGACTGCAAACTAACTATAACCATTACCTTGCTTGAGGAGCTTGATGGGGTGATACTAACTGTCATTCCAGTAATATCAGTCCAAGCATTTTCAGTGGCAGAGGAAAAAGTACTAGTTTTAGTTGTACTAACAACCTGTAATATTTTACCTGCATTACTTGCAACCCCTGTACCACCACTTGCTACAGCTAAAGGATGAGCCAGAGTTACATTCTCATTAGTATCTACACTTATATAGGCTGTACCATTGTTTTTTAATGTTGTTGTTGTTGCATCTGTTTCGACTGTTGTAGCCATATTATGCTATCCTTGTAATTTCTAATTCTGCATAAACTTCTGCTCCTGCTGCCTCGAAGTTTCTATTCGTTCCAAGCGCGGTGGTTGAAACGGCAGAAGTAATAGCGTGTCTTAATTCAAACACTGTAGTTCCCGTGGTAGTAATAACCCCATTAATCATGGAGCTTGATGTTGTTGCATCAGTCTCCCAAGAATGTTCACTTGAACCTGCTATAGCTAACTTTGTATTAGTAACGTCATATATATAAGCCTTATGATTATTTGCTCTGTACAACCCCGCCCATCCTCTCATGTGATATGTTCCGGCAGTTAGAGTAACTCGCTTTGAAGCTAAACTAGCTCCTACAAGATTACTGAACTGAACAGTGTTTAAGTCTCTTATATTAACTCCTGCAAGACTATTACCACCATGTGTTGCTAGTGGCAGTTGATGGTGTACTATCATTATCTGTTTAAGAGGGGTTGTTTCTTGATTAATTTCTTTAGATGTTAGGTAACGAATAATTACAATACCCGATCCACCTGTTCCTCCAATACCATAAGCTCCATCCGTACCAGAAGCTCCACCGCCACCGCCTCCTGTATTAGCAGTTGCAGCAGGTCCATTTACATAAGGAGAATTACCTGCACCACCTGCTGCTCCGCCACCTGCACCACCTACTGAGGCATTACCCGATCCGTAGTTACCGCCTCCGCCACCACCTGCATAAGTAACTGATGAACCAGAGATGCTGCTAGATGTTCCTGCTCCGCCATCTCCACGTAAACCTGCCGTTGAATCATTTCCATTTTTACCTACGGCAGAAGCTCCACCTCCGCCACCACCAACTTGACCTGCGCTATTCTCACCATTACCACCATCATTACCATAAGCCCCAGATTTAGCACCTGCCGAGGAACTTTCGCCACCAGTACCACCACCAGAGCCACCAAAACTACCTAGTGGTGCAACGGTATTATACTTTCCTCCGCCACCGCCACCTGAAGCAGTTATGCTACCAAATCCACTGCTGTTACCCGCATTACCTGCCTGATACGCTACTCCTGCACCACCTGCACCAATAGTTACGGCAAGTGCTGTAGCTGAGACAGCAACCGTTCCTGTTGTAAAACCACCTGCACCACCTCCACCACCGCGATAGCTACCTCCACCCGCACCACCGCCACCAACTACTAAATATTCTACATCCCCAGAAAATGCGGGTGTGAATGTTGAAGAAGATAAGAAAGTATGTATTGTATAACCACCACCTGTTGTTACTGTTCCCCCTGTAGCGGAGAAAGTGTGACTCATAGAAGTCCAAGTTACCCCGTTATATATTTCAGACACGCCTAGTGTAGTATTAAATCCTTGCTGACTTGCTACAGGATCATCAGGTCTACCTGCCGTAGTCCATGAGGCGTGTGTAATCCCTTCTGCTTCGTCTATTATGATTGTCATATTTTCCTTATGTTAAGTCCATATCTCGGTAGCAGTAACTACAGATAACAACGATTCTGCATAATCTGCTCCTGCACTACCATGTGAGCGATTAAGTCTATATGTATATGTTCCTGAACTATATGAAGATCTAACTAGTACCTTATATGTGGTTTCCACAGAAAGGGTATTAAGATCAAGTATACGAATGCTCCTAGTATTAGGTGTGGTACTTATATCATTATCGTATGATCCTGCTGTAATTACAGCCCACATATTATTAGAAGCATCAGTTGTATCTGGAAGATTTACATCATTACGAGTAGCTATCCATCCTACCTCATGGCTACCTTCGCCATTTACTGTGAACTCTAATATAACCTTATTGCCCGCTTTCTTTGGAGTAAAAGTTATATTAAGAGGAGTTACTATAGTTCCATTGCCAGTAGGGCTTGCTACATAATCTCCTTGTGTACGAGTCTGTAACATATTAACTGAAGCCACTGTGCCAACAGTACCAACTGTAGGAAGTATTACTTGTTCACCCGCTGTACGATAACGAATGATTACAATGCCTGAACCACCTGCGCCAGAATTTGCTCCTGAAGTACCGCCACCACCGCCACCTGTATTCGCAGTACCAGCTCCAGCAGCACCACTACCACCCAACCCACCAGCCCCACCGCCGAATGATGCAGTTCCAGCAGTGCCAGACGATGCTCCACCGCCACCGCCACCTGCGTAGCTAACCGATGCGCCACTATAACTGGATGCTAAACCTGCGCCACCTGCACCAGCAGTCGTACCTGCTGCGTTTGCACCTACCGCACCTGCGCCACCACCGCCACCTCCGGGCCACGGACTTCCGGTTACACCACCATTTGAGCCACCTGCATTACCGCCAGTTCCGCTAGTTCCTCCCGCATCTGAGCCGCCTCCATCATTGCCACCACCACCACCTGAACCACCATTTCCACCTACCGCACCTGCGCCACCTCCTAAACCTCCTCCCAATGCGGTGATTGAGCTAAATACCGAATTAACTCCTGCGTTACCGTTCCCGCTACTCGTTGATGCGCCACCTGCCCCTACTGTTACTGTAAGTCCTGTGGCTGCTACAGCAAAGTTAGTAGCTGTTAAAAATGCACCTGCGCCACCACCACCACCATTCCCTTTGCCTCCACTACCACCGCCAGCAACTACTAAGTAATCAACTTCGCCAACAAAGGCGGGTGTGAATGTTCCTGAAGATAAAAAGGTGTGAATAGTGTATCCATCTGCGGTGGTAATAGTTCCACCAGTAGCAGAGAAGCCATTACTCATGGGATTCCATTGCGCTCCATTATATATTTCAGCAGCATTGGTTGTGGTATTAAAACCACGCTGTCCAACCGCTGGACTAGAAGGTCTACCTGCTGTAGTCCACGTAGCTCCGACAATACCTGTTGATCCATTTATTGTTACTGTCATATATTTTCCTTAAAGAATTACCCATCTCGCCCCAGAAGGGATCGTGACTGTTCTTCCACTATTAATTGTTATTGGCCCTACAGAATTTGCGCTCTTACCCGTAGTCAATGTGTAATCAGTAGTTACTATTAATGAGTTTTCATTAAATACTGCATCTGTGCCACCACCAGTAGCTCCTCCTCCTCCTCCTGTTGCTGTATCTCCATGAGCAATTATGTTGACTCGAAATGCGGAAGTAGTTTTAGCTGTGAACATTAGTACGTCATTTGCAGCACAAGTATAATTTGCTGAGCCATCAACCTCCAAATTCGCATTGTCCGTTATAATATGTGCAGCATTCGCAACTACAAATCGAACTGCCCCTGCCTGTGGTGCATTAGCAATGTCAGTAAATGTGACTGCTGATCCACTAAGTAAACAAGTATTACCTCCTGTCCATATATCACTGGTAGTAGCATGAGCAGCTTCAGTATGAACTGTTTGATTAACTGCGCCACTTGACAACGTAAGGTCGCCACCAGAAGTAATACGCATCTTCTCTGTGTTACCTGCGCCGTCTGCACGAGTTGAAAATGCTAAATAACTAGCAATATTTCCAGTAGTTGCGTTTTCTTTAGCACCTTTGATGACAGCCCAAGTTGCATACTTATTATTTGAGTCTGTTGACTTACCCGCAAAAGCAATTTGACCGCCAGTGTTTGCTGCTTGTGCTGTATTTGAAATGATATTTAGATTGCCAAAACTATTAGTCAGAGGGATGTTTGCCCCTTCAATAATAGCTTCTGCTGCTCCGTCAGACCCACCTGCCACAACTGCCGTTCCTGCGCCCAAAGTATGATTTTTTGCTAAAATTGCACTAGCACCAACCGCTATAGATGTAGCGGCTGCAACCCCTAAAACAGGTGTCACTAGAGTTGGACTTGTAGCAAATACAACCGAGCCACTACCTGTCTCATCCGAGAGAACACCTTTTAATTGGGTTGATGATGTAGCAGCAAATTGAGATAGAGGGCTTGCTACTAGTGCAACAGCAGAGCCTATGTCAACTGTATTTGCATTAGCAACAATTCTTCCCGCCGTGCCTATTACATTAAGTGTATTACCTGTCTTAGTTAGCCCCGCACCCGCATCAATTTGTCCTGCACCACTAAACTGTGTGAAGGTTAAATTAGTTGTGTCTAGATTAATGGGATCAACAGTTGTTAGAACATAACCAGTAGCATTAGATACACTACCTTCTGATACAAAAGTATACATCCCATTGGTTACTAGTGCGCTTGAATTAGCATCTGTTGATCTAGAAGCTGTACCAGATCCTACTACAACATATATGCCATTCTCAGAAGCATCTGATTGATTTTTTAATAATACCCGATTACCCGTTGCAGCCGTAGCTCCATCAATAGTAGAACCATTAGTTAATGCTGAACCTATTGCTATATTAGCTGTTGAGGCAAGTCTAACAGAATCCTTAATATCAATAGATCCTTGTTTGATTGTGTCTACATACGCCTTAGTAGCAGCATCAGTATTATTATTTGGGGTGGGAACTGTTACTGTCCCCGTCATAGTTGGACTTGCTATACTAGGACTAGTGCCAAATACGGCAGCACCAGATCCCGTCTCATTAGTTAGTGCGGTAGCTAGTTGTGCTGAAGTGAAGCTACCTAATACTGCTGCATTGCCACTACTAGTTATATGACCTGTTAAGTTAGCATTAGTGGTTACTGTACCCGCTGTAAGATTGGATGCCGTTCCTGTCAGATTAGTTGCCACTCCTGAAGCGGGTGTTCCGAGGGCAGGAGTTACTAAGGAAGGGCTTTCTGCGAATACGGCAGCACCAGATCCACTCTCGTCACTTAATGCAGCTTTTAATTGAGCAGATGAAAAACTACCCAATACCGCTGCGTTACCAGAGCTAGTTATATGACCCGTCAAGTTTGCATTGGTAGTAACATTAGTAGCTAATGTAGCTGTTCCTGCATTGCCTGAAACAGTAGTCTGATCTCCAGTATTAGTACCTGAGATAGCATTAAGTTTTGTTTTATCTGCTGCTGACATTGATCCCGCAGCCGAGCCTGTTGATGCAGATATTGCTATTGTTGGTGTACTAGTTCCTGATTTAGTTATAGGGGCGGTAACAGAAATGGAGGTAACTGCTCCTAAAGCATTTGCTGAATTAAGAATGCTATTACCATTCATATCCAGATCTGCTGTCATAGTATTTGGGCCTGTGCCGTCTCTGGATAGAGTCTTTTCCATTGCTGTTGCTGTGGCAGCACTATTAGAATTTAAGGCAGTAGTTGCTTTATATCCCGCTACAATAGTATTTAATGTAAGTTTAGCCATTAAGTTTTCTTTTTAGGTAATTTGTTTTTAACAATATGAAGCAAAGCCCCTTGTTTTTCCTTCTTGAAGACAGGAGGTTTAATATTCTTTAAATCCTTAGTACCCTTCAGTACAGGATTTTTTAGATTCTTTGGATCAGGATATTCTTGCTTTCTTTTTTTCTTAGGCATTTGATTACTTGGATCATCCCAACGTGTTTTAGCCACGAGCCATTCTCCTTTTACGAGCTACTTCTTTATTTGCGTTTGTTTTTCGGCTAACAACTCTAACATTCGAGCGTGCGTTGCTTCCGCCAGAGCTAAGTGGCCTCTTATGGTCAGCCTCTCTGGGATCTCCGACTTTGAGACCTGCTTGCGCTCTAGCTGTGTTTCTAGCTCCTCTTTGTTTAACTCGTTGTGGTTTGTGTGATTTTTCACGGGCAAGTTCCCTCTTGTAATCCCTTTTCCCATTAGTGGTATATGGCATACCTACTTATACTTCAATATAAACTATGGTAACACCAACTGCGACTCCACTACTAAGTGTGCCATTAAGAGCTACACCTTCTGCGGTTTCGCACCATCCATAAGGGAATGACATTGGAAGGGTTACTCCACCTATCCCTGCTGCACCTAGAGCCATTACTCCTGATATGTCAGTAGTAGCACTCTCTAGATTAAAGGAGACTGCTGTAATTGATTGTGCTTGTAGAGCTAGTACTCGAATCTTTTTTCCTGTTACTGCTGCTATTAAAGCATTAGCCCCTGAAGAAGATATATTTACTGCTTTATATTTAACTGGTAGATTATCTCTATCACTTATATTAATACTCATTTTATTTCCTTTTATTTATGGTTAATGTAGTTTCGTGGGTTCATCTTCCAGACCAATCCTAGCAGCATCATCTATAAGAGATTGAGCTATGCCTGATTGTACTTTAGTTTCTTTAGCGATGGCTGCCTTAGATGGTCTACCTGCCTTCTTCTCATATCCTTTCTCAGCGATATACTTAGCAGCAGCCAATGAGGAAGCACCTTCCCCAGACTTACCTTCTTTAATTATTTGCTTTAGGGCAGATGCTCTAAGCTTGACTTCCATTTCCTCTCTCCAAGAGGCAAATAGAGATACTAGATTTTTATTACTATCATTCGACAGTCTATCCCAATGATCCCAACTTCCGAAATGTATCTCTGCAAATTCATATTCACTATAGGGAATGTGATCCATATCCATATAGAGTACTTTCAGTGATGGGTAAGTTATATCCCCTACCACTCTAGTTTGATCTTGAACAGTCCATAAGGGTGTTAGCCCTTTCTGGGCATACTCATAGAATAAAGAGGAGGTTCTATATCTCCCTAGACTATCCTTGAAGTCATTGACTCCTACTTTCTCAACACATTTCTTTTTAATCATCTTTATTGAAGAAATTTCCTAGAGAACCAAAATTACCTTTAATGCCTTCTTGTAGCTCATTCCTAGCTAATGGTTGGTTTGCAGCGTATTGATCTATCTTCTGATCTGCTTTTTGTCTCTTTGTAAGTTCTCCACTTTGCTTTCTATCATAGAGTAATTGATCTCTCCTAGAAAGAGGACTTCCATCACGATCATCTGCCCATCTACCTTGATTTACTCGGTTAGCAGCGGAGTTACCTGTTGGCGCACCACCTTGTCCACCACCACTACCCCCTTTATTGTATGACTGATATTCATTACCACCACGATCTTTGCCATAGTATACTGGTTTTGGACTACCATGTATATTATTACCGCCTTGGTTAGATTCCCATCTACTAAGTCTAGCTTTAAAGGATGGATCTTGAGCGTGTATATCATTACTCTTTCTTTCTGCCCAAGGTACAGCATTCTGCGCTCGTTGCGTAGCATAGGATGCTAACTGTTTAGCACTTAGGGGCGCAGGAGAAGGATTGGTCTTTTCAGACTGATCTCCAATAACTTCTAGATGTCCTTCCGTAAATGCCCTAGATGATCCATACATTTTCTTTGCAGCCATTACTCGTCCTTTTTCTTTTTAGCTGTTACTTTCTTCTTAGTTGGTTTGTTAGAATATAGTTTAGTTTTAGGGGGTGCTTTTTTAGTTGGTTTGTTAGAATATGGCATTACTTCTTTCCTTTTTAGGTTTATATACTTTCGCTTTTGCTTGTTATATACTTTCTACTCTACGACACTCTATTTTACGAACATAGGTGTCCTTGCCCGTTTCTTCTAATATATCCGCTTGATGTTGCATAAGTTTTATTTTTCCTAGCATACACGCCTGTTCAGACCTGAAGTCATCAAAACGCAATACTACTTGCTTATCTACTAAAGGAAGATGTAAGACAACTAGAAGATACCACATATTAACACTTCCATCTGGCTCGTGCTGCTTTACCTCTTTCACCTGTCCAACTTTTACTTCTGGCACAGAAAGACTTTCTTCTCTTTGCTGCCGTACTACCTGCTTTAACTTTACCTGTAACTGGTGCTTTTAATTTGCTACCAGTAGCACTATTATATTTTGCTCTACCCTTTGCTGTCAGTCCTGCACCCTGCTTAACAGAACGCTTCTCACCTCTACCTACAGACAAATTTACTTTCTTTTTATTTGGCATTAGTCTTCCAATATTGTAAGGCCAACACCCGTAATGAACAAAGGGTGTTCTATACGACTAAAAATTATTTTATAAACAGTGTCCCCATTATTAAATTTATTTTTAATAACTCCATCTCCGTATAATTCATGGGATATAGTAGTACCTATGTCAATGTCACTCATCCTTTCTTTTTCTTCTTACCTGCGGGTTTAGCTTTAGCTCTTTTTGCTTTAAGCAACATTTGTAGTCTATTACTTGTTTCTCCTGCTTGAAAACCAGTGGCTACTTTCTTTGTACTTTTCTTTTTAGTTTTTACTTTTGTAACTTTCTTTTCAGTTTTAGTGCCGTACATGAGGAACTCCTTAATTGTGTTTACAATGGGCTTTACAAGAATTACTACAATCTTTGTTAATACACTCTACTTTGTTACAAGCTTTAAGTTTGTACCAAGGTTGTTCTTCTATATGACAAGATGAGGGAGCCTCACTAGAGGCGGGTGACATTGTTATTATAAGACCTATGATTAGTCCAAGACCTATTAAATATTTCATTAAGAACTGTTTCATAAGACTCCTTAATAAATGACAAGCCTTTGTTTTCTTATCTTGTCAATGGGGTTTTGCGAATGCTTTTTAATATTCGCTTATAATGTTCCTTTGGAGAAACTTCTCTGTTTCTCAATAACCCCATTATTATAGCATACTTTTAGTTAAAAGTCAAGAAGAATATTATATTCGCGTATGCGAGTTGCGTAGCAACGAGCAGTCCCCCAAATTATTATTCCCAAATGTCGATAATTTTTATTAGATTTTATTTTGGTGCATTGCATATATAGGGCTAGAAGCCATCCCCCCGCTAGGGGGCTATTGAAGAGCTTTTGATCTACCGTCTTCAATAAATACGAATGAGAACGATTCGCATTCACACACACACTGTGGATAACTATTGATTAATAATTGAGCAGTGGATAAGTATTGATTAATTATTGTGCAAAGAGAAAAGGTGCTATGAATAAATGACCCATTACCACTACCAATAGCCTATGACCTATGGGTTTGGTACATCTTATATGGAATACAATATCATCACAATATCATGCAAATATATTGAACTTAATCACTGTTCATCTTGTCCCATAAAGGTA